GTTCCTAACTTTACAGTTATAAAAGATACTAGAGAGCAAGAAGGCTATCACTTCAGCAAGTACGACAAGTGCGAAGGAATGATAGTACAGAAGCTTGATACTGGCGACTATACCATAGTAGGTCTAGAGGAAAAAGTATGCATAGAAAGAAAAGCTTCTCCTGAAGAGCTAGCTGCAAACTTGGGACAAAAGAAACATGCGTTCATGAATGAGATAGAGCGCATGAGGCCGTTCAAACATAAATTTATATTATTAGAAT